CTCGCTTTGGTGTGAACGACAAGGGAGATCCCAAGATTGTTGAGGTATCCAACATCTACGGAGTTCTAGAGTCCAAACTCCCGATGATGGTTGACCGTCTCGACCAGGCCTCCTACGCTCAGGTGTACGAAGAAGTTGACTATGCCATCGCACGTGCAGCATATCCGTGGATGGGTAACAAGATCAAGCCGTCGTGGGGCACAGCGGGTGAACTGGAGTTTGAGCGTATTGCTCGTATCAACACTCGCCTTGGTATGATGGGTCGTTACATTACAGGTACAGCAGGTGTCCGTGAATGCACTATGGGTTACACCTGGTATCGTGTTGGTATCTTCTACGACGATAAGGTGAAGGCAAGTCAGCGTGAGTTCTTCCTCAAAGAGTTCTCAAAGGGCATCTTCATTGTCATGGCTGGACCTGAATTCGTCTGTTGCTGGACGGAATCAATGGACGACCACTTGTCTATGGGAATGTACTCTAGAGGATTTGGACAGGATCGCCGCGCTCTTGGATCGTCTGATATCCCGATTCAGAAGAGGATCAACATCTGGGCGGATCTTTGGGACAAGTATGTCAGAGGATCTATTCCGATCGGACTGCTGGAGTCGGAAGCATTCGATGCTGAGGCAATGTCGAAGCTAGAAGCCAGCACTACAAGATTCGTTGAAGTAGCACTCGATACAGCGAACCAGCAGACGATGCAATCCATCGTGGGACAGACTCCCACTCCTCAACCGATTCCGGGATTCAGTGAAATGCTGCAGTGGTATCTAGGACCACTCATCCAGTCCATTGACGGAGGAACACCAGCGTTGTTTGGAGGCGGTGAAGGAGCAGACAACACGGTTGGTGCAACACAGATCCGTCTTCAGCAGGCTTTGGAGCGCATCGGAACTGCATGGCTAGTATCCAACAAGATGTTTGCCGAAGCGTGCTCACAGGCCGTCAGATGCTGTGCAGACAACGGAAATACGGAGATCTCCAGCAACTCTTCGGAATATGGTGATATCACTGTCAATCCTGAGAATCTCAAGGGTAACTTCAAGTGCAAGGCGGAGACGATTAATGGAATCCCAGAGTCGGGTGCCCAACGTGAAGCCAAGATATTGCAGATCCTCGAAATGGCAAATTCGAGTCAACAGATTCAGTCCATCGTGGGAACTCCGAGCAATGCTCGTGAGATCATCAATGGGCTGCACATGGATGACGTCATCACGGTTGATGAAGCTGATTCGGAAGATGGAGCCATGGAGACTGTTGAAATCCTTCTAGAGTCCGAGCCTCTTGAAAATCCACAGTGGCACGAATTGAACCGCCAGTATCGGGAAATGAGCGAGGTTCATGAACAGGCCAAGCAGCTGGCAACTCAGGCTGCTCAAGAGGGAAGACTTCATCCGGAAGATACCGAGCAAGGTCAGCAACTGGAGCAAAAAGTTGGTGAGGTCAAGAAGCAGCTGGATGGGACTCCTCAGTATCTTCCTTCAGTAGAAGTTCCAGATGACCAGAGTGTCGACTATGCCACCATCACTGCTACTTTGTTCAGCTTCATGCAGAAACCCGAATTCAGGAAGATTCGCAGAGCTGCGGCAAAAGAAGATGGCAACAATCCCGATCCTAAGATGAAGCAGAATTGGGCCAAGTTTACAAACATTTTGCTCTATTGGAAGGCAAACAAGGAGCTTGCTGAAAAGTTCGCCAAACCTGTTCCAGCTGCCCCGAAGGTCAGTCTCAGCGGCAAGTTGGATCCGAATACCATCTCGGAACTCTTGGGTATGGCTGGGATTCAGGTATCTCCTCCCAAGCCTGAACCGAGTGAACAAACTCAAGAAACCATCAGGAGAAATCCGATGGCTGAAATCAAGACGAGAACTACTAGGAAGCTGTAATGGCCAAGAAACTTGTTGGAATTGTCCTCCGGCACGGAGAAACCGCAGTCAATGCGGATAACAAGTTCCGTTCGTGGAGCGATCCTCCTCTGAATGCCAAGGGTAAGAAACAAGCTGCTGCTGCGAATGAGTTTTTGAAGAGATACCAGATTAAGCAGGTGATATCCTCACCCTTACTCAGAGCGTTCGTGACGGCAGATATCTGCTGCCAAAAGAACTTTGTGTATCAGTCAAGAGGACTCTTCCCTTGGAGACTCGGAGTCTTCACAGGATTAGACAAATCCTTGCATAACGAGGCTTTAAGGTTGTTTGTTCACAGTCCTGATGTTTGCATCCCTGAAGGTGAATGTCTCTCTGATTTCGAGGATCGTCAATTTGCTTTCTGGGGAGCAGCACTGGTTCAGGCCAGGAAGGTGGGAGTTACACTATATGTAGCTCACACCAGCAATGTCACTGCGCTGGTAAACCTGACTGAAGGTGCTCACAACATCGAGCCAGAGTTTGGTGATTCAGTGAAACCCGGTGGAATTGCTGAAATCTACTGGGATGGGGACCATCACGAGGTTGTTCCTGTGTTCGGTGATGTTGAAGAGGCTGCCTTCGGCGGAAGTTAGGAGAACTGATCATGTCAGACAAGAGCGCAATCTTCGCAATTCGCAAGAAGGAACCAGGACCAGCCGAGATGAAAGTGAAGATCAAGGCAAAAGGTTCTCCCGAAGAAGTCCTCAAGGGTCTTCATAAGATCATCAAGAGAGGTTGACATGGCAAAGCTAACCAGTGGAGAACGGAGCTCTCTTCCATCGGCAGTCTTCGCGATCCGCAAGGGTCGGAAATACCCGATTCCGGATCGTAGTCATGCGGCCAATGCCTTATCCCGAGTATCACAGTTTGGATCTCCAGCAGAGAAGGCCAAGGTCCGTGCAGCAGTTCACCAGAAGTATCCTGATATTGGGAAATAACAGTTAAGAGGGAGACCACACAATGGCAACATCAGCAGTTGATCTAGGTTCCATCGATCCGGGTAGTCTTGACACTGGGTCTGAATCCGTTGATACATCTACAACTGAATCAACGGAGGTCGATACCGGAGAGGGTACAGACGTTTCCGAAAGTGGGGTAGACTCCGGAGTAGATACCGGATCTGGTGGTGGTGGTGACAAAGTCAGTCCTCTATCCGGCAAGCAAATCCGTGAGGCAGTCAATCGCTTGTCTCAGGAGCATCCCGAAGACGCCAAGATCCTGAAGCAGATGGCTGATTCACACTTCCGTGTTGAGTCTGCTTACAAGAGTGCTTTTCCCACACCGGCGGAGGCCACACAAGCGAAGCAACTCATCGAGGCCATCGGTGGATCTGAAGGTGCAGCAACCCTGCAGCAGAGAATCTCCGACTTCGATACACAGGAGCTGAATCTTGAGCAAGGCAATCCGGAGGTTCTAGATGGTTTCTTCAAGGACTTCCCCGAAGGAGCAGCTGCGCTCGTCACTCCTTATCTAGAGAAACTGGGAGCATCGAATCCTCAGGCACTACAGGCAGCCATCGCTCCGTATGCAGTCAACATGCTGGTAGGTGCTGGACTTGGTGATCATTTGGCGAAGATCGCCAATGCTACCGATCCTGCTCAGGCCAAGCAGTTAGCAATCGAAGCATATAACTGGCTTGCCGGTCAGTCTCAGAATGTCCAGCAGCTTCGTCAGACGAGAAGCCAGAAGGATCCCGGTGCTGAGCGTCTGGCCAAAGATCGTGAAGCATTCAATCAGGAGAAAGAAAATTTGTTCACCACTGGAGTCAACGAACGGGTGAACAAACAGATCGAGACTGGTACCACTCCGATTGTCGACAAGTATGCCAAAGCCTACAAGCTGAACGACACGCAGAAGGAGCACTACAAGAGTAGTTTGCAGAGTGCTGTCGTTGCAGAAATGAAGGCAGACCAGAACTACATGCGTCAAGTCAAACTCCGTTACGACAATCCCAAGCGGTCTGCTGACAGTATCGCTGCCTACACTGCTGGGGAGTTCAATCGTCGGATGGCAGCCAAGGCTTTCGAAGTCGCCAAGAACATCTATGGTGCACCGAAGGGAACCATTCCTGGTCAACAGCAGGGGACTGGTGTAGTCAAGGCTGGATCTCCTAAGACTGCTGTTGGTGGCGGACCGATCTACGTCAGTCAGAAACCAGAAGACTCCGCCATTGATTGGACCCGTCCCAGGGCCGAAATCATGTTCATCGAGGGACGCGGATACCTGAAGGGATCGGGAAGATATGTTCAATGGGTGAAGCCGGCAGTTCAGTAAGTCAAGGAGACCATCATGTTCAAACAAAATGCAAGTGGAAGAAGAAACAACTTGGATAAAACCATTTCGTATGACGAGTACTGGGATCGTCAGAACCAGAGGGTCAAACCTCCGAAACTTAGAGGTCTAATCAGAGAACTTTATCTGCAGTGGTTTCATCGTCGTCCTCTCGATAGTGAACTGGATTTTCACTATCATAAAGCAGATCTTATGCTTATCAGAGGACAAGGTTATCTCAAGAGTGGCAGATTTATCACTTGGGATCCCAACAAAGTTTGGTTCTCTAATCCGCAGGTTCGCTGGCCTGGTACAATAAAGGAGAAAGTGGATTTCCTTAATTCTCCGGATGTCGGATTCACGGAACCTACCAGCAGAATGGTGGAACGTAAGGGAACTCAGTAGTATTGAATGGAAGCACGAGCCGCTAGAAGTGGGTTATCTGTCTGGGTACAGAAGGTCACGGGTTCGAGTCCCGTCATGATGAAAATCATGTAGCTCAGCTGGTAGAGCGTCAACATCCATTTCAATTTTCGTTCGTGCAAACTTTACGAGACAACTATCGATGTTGAAAGAAGAAGGGTACAACTATTCAAAATCGAAAAAGGGTGATAAGCTAGTAATTAGAAAAGGTAAGAAGTTGTTGCTGAAGAACATTCAAGGAAACAGTTCTGAGGGTGCAAAACCTCCAGTGAGACTTAATTAGTCAACATTACTGGTAGCAGAGTCCTGAATTGCCACTGAAAATGTTCTCCTGTTGTAGATGTGACGTTGAGACCCATTTACACACGTTCACACGAGGCTCGTTTAGCTCCGGGAGAATCACACCATGGCAGTCGGCGCAGAATCTGCTGTACAGGCCGTTGAACTTGAATCGTTCGCGACCTCCATTCCCTCTCTTATTCCACAGAGTTCGACTCTGTTCTCGTTGGCGAAGGATCGCTTTACGAGCATTCCTATTTCTCACACAACTCTTGCTGGTACTTCGGTATCAGGAACCACGCGGCCTTCTTTCCGTGTACCGTTCCGTGTCCAGGGTGGATCCGCGATTGGTCAGGGAACTGGCAACGGTGACTCCCTTGGATCTGGTAACGCATCGCAGTGGGCTGACTTCGTTCTGTCTCCTGTGTATCACTACGCCACGAACCAACAGACCCGCATCGCTCAGGCGGCCACCGGCAATAAGAAGAGAGGTCTCATCTCTCTGAAGGCCGAAGAGCTCAAGAACTCTCTTGACTCCGCAATGGCTGGCCTCGAGGGCATCATGTACGGGGATAGCTCGGGTGCAATCACCCAGATTCCCACCGGCGCGACGGTTTCCAGCGGTTCTGGTTCGGGTAACGCCACCAGCTACATCACTGGCATCCGCGCAATGGCCCTGACCGACAACCAGATCGTTCAGATCTTCCCCTCGGAAGGCGGATCCAGTCGTGGCAATGCGACTGTTTCTGTGACCGATCCGGCCTCGAGCACGGTGTTCTTCAGCACTGCCCTACCCTCCTTGGGTGGCGCAACTGCAGTTGGCGACTACATCATGATTGCCGGATCCACAGGCGCACTCAACCAGGGCGTCTTCGGAACCACTGCCTGGAATAGCTCTTCCACGACTGGTACCATCGCTGGTGTCAACCGCGCTGACTATCCGAACCGCGTGACTGCTCCTTCGATCAACCTGAACGGTGGATCGATTACAGCTTCTCTCTCACTGCGCGTCGAGGCATTGCTTGGTCGTGCGATGGGCGGAGACAACAAGAGCAAGGACTCGGGTATCTACATCATTCCTGAGGACCAGGCGGTCGCCATCGGCACCACGAACTACTACAACAAGCAGATCACCCAGAATTCTGACGAGGGTGGTGGTGGCAACAAGAAGACTCCGGATACTTCTCGCAAGTATTTCCAGGGTACCTTCGGTGGCCGCGAATCTCACCTCTCCTACGCTCAGCCTTCTGGTCGCTTGGACCTCCTCCTGACGAATGAGTGGTACCTTGGAGAGCTCATTCCTCTCCAGCTGTACCAGTACGGAGATGGCGTGACTTCCATCCCTGTTCCTGGTACCAGCAACGATTGGTTGACTGCATTCCAGTTCGCCTATGAGGCAGCGTTCAACCTCGCCTGCAGCGCACCTAAGCACCAGCTCTTCGTGTACGGTGCGTCTCAGCCCACCATCTAACTGTGAGAAGGGTCAGGCTTATCACCTGACCCTTTTCCCTTGTCGGGTCTAGTCGAGTCACGTCTTGCCACGTCCTGACTGGTGCAGTCATGTCTGGTCGAGATAGCTTTCTACCGAACAGAAACACAGAACGGGTAATCAAGGAGACCATAATGTCAACCAGTAAGAACGGACCCTTTGAAATTGTTGACCGTCGGAAAATCAAGGAAACTCAGCAAGCTCCAGGAGATCCTGCGGCCGAAAATCAGGCTGTTGAAGCCATCACTCCGGCAGAGTTCACCAAGGACGAACTGGAGAGCCTTTACTCCGGTAGGAAAATTCAGACGGTTGAAAGAGTGTACGACGATCCGTTGCCGATATTCAATCATGTTTTGATTAGACGAATGGCAAAAGAGACTGTCTATGGTGGCACTCGATTTGTCATACCGGAGTCTGCTCAGCAGTCGCCAAATCGCGGTGTGGTTGTAGCTACAGCGGCCACATTCATATGGGAAGGAAAGAGTTTCCCTATGAGTGACCAGGTTAAGGTGGGAGATTTAGTCGTTTTCGGAGCTTTCAACACGGAAGACATCAAGGTTGGTGACGAGATTTTCACCCTTTGTAGTGTATGGGACATTAAGTTGGTGGAATCTTGTCACTTTGCAGTAGAGAAGCCATGAACAATTGCCGAGAGCACCCTCTTCATAAGGGTTACGTTCATTCTCAGGAAACAAAAGAAAGAATTCGTTTGAAGAAGCTGGGTTGCAAAGGTCCAAACCTTGGCAGAAAATTTCCTTCTCCTTCTCCTGAAATTCTATCCAAAATGAGGGAATCTCAGAAATTGAGGAGAAAGAGGGAGGCTGAATGCAGATAACCTCCGAGCTTCCTCAACCCGAGCGTCTACACTGCCCACAGCATTTCCAGAACAGAATCACCCTTGCCGGTGGACTGAATCGCTATGGTCAGCCCAACTTCAAGATTGCTTGGGCCCAGACTGAGATCATGCGTCAAGGTGGCGAATGGGAAGTGATGGGCGAAGCACATGTAGGATACCGTGATGTCCTCAAAGGAGATGGCAACCCTCACTGGATGTTGATGATGTGGGTGGATGCTGGTAAGTCTGCTGAGATGCCTCATCTTCCGTCTCAATCGGATGTATCCTTCTATGCAGAGAATCGCTGCCCCAAGACAGGATTACAGATCCTGGGTGAGTATCCGTATCACGGATCCTATCAGACGGTGCTCAGTCTGGTGGCCAAGCTAGTCATCAAGGATGCCAAGGGAGTTCCTCAGATGTTTATTGAGGCCTTCCCACTGTCAACCGAGATTGTCAATATGATGATTCCGATCATCAAAGGTTCAATGATCCTCACGACTGAAGCTAAGATGAAATTCTTCAAGGATGAGGAAGCCAAGGCGGAAGACGATCGTTGCAAGGTCTACGAAGATGCCTGGAAAGACGCAAAGCGCAAGGAAACTTTATCTTCTACGTCATGGCTGGAAGACAAAGTGAGAGCTCAGGAGAGAGCATTTAATGCCTCACTGGTTGCCATGATGTCGAGAAATAAATTCTTCCAGACGCAGCAGCGTTTGGGAACCTAGGAGACCAACAATCATGCCTTATGAAGAAGTACCCGAAGTCGCTGCGCAGCGTCAAGCTGCTATGAACAACCAAATTCTTCCCAACGAGTTTATCCCTCAGAGAGATCGTCGATTCCGCCCAGCATCCACCGCAATCTACATCTTCAATGTCAGCCCCATGGCCTGGGGCAAGGATGATGGAGTGAGTCGTCCTCCGAATCATCCGCACATCTATATCAAGGCATGCCCGGCTGACAAGGACTATATCCTGACGGGAAACTTGCAGCATCCGTTTCCCGAGTTCAGTTTCGACACTGTCAACGGGAAGAAGAAGTGCGAGTACACGGATGGTTACATCGAGGCCACCAAGATGTTGAATCCGATGAACAATGGAGTGGCTGATCCTGATGTACCTGTCGACCATCCAAGTCATCCTATCGCTGTTCAGAACTTTGACGATCCAAACCAATTCATGGTCGGTGCGAATCTCAACAAGTTTGGCGTCTTCTGGTCCACACACAATCCTCCTCTCCTTGAAGAAGTCAAGGCGGCCAAGGCTCGTCTAGAGACCACTTATCGGGAAGAACTCAAGGAAATGTCTCGCATCGAAGCTGGGGTAGATGGGGTGAACGCGGCCAAGGCGCGTGCAAACAAGATCAGCTACATGGCTGCCAGCTATTTCAACCAATCCACTTCCTGGAACGGACTTGCTCTGGTTCCCAAGCTCGACAATGTTGGGAAGATCGAATGTCCCAACTGTGCAGAAATGGTCAATCCGGCAGCCGCTGTTTGCAGGTTCTGCTCGGCGGTGCTGGACGAAACAAAGGCGAGGAAACTCTTCCCGGATCGGTTCAAGAATCCTGGTGGACGTCCTCCAAATGTCAAGCCAGAAGAAGTTCTGGCTTAACAATCTTCCAGGGGCCGATCAGCAGAATTACTCGGCCTGCTAGAGACGGGATGGTCTCCCCGATTCAGGATGCTACAGAGACGCCCCTGGATGTCAATTTTGAGGTGATGTAATGGCAGTTGGACCCTCCCAAAACTACCCTTCGCTCGCTGTCATTGCGAACCTGGCACGTAGTATGTGCAACGACGACAAAAAGGGAGCCACTGGCACACCAGGTGAAGGTCAGATCCTGACTAACACATCCGTTACTCTCCAGAACTTCCTCAACTCAGCGATCAGAGATATGTGGCGTGATGTCCGAATCATGGGCCAGCCAACCTTGATCGGAGACAACTACATTCTGTTTTCAGTTCCTCCGGTAAACTCTGCTCTAGGAGTAGGAGTGATCAATCCGGCTGCCCAAGTTTCCTTCCAGTTCGGAGGATACTTCGACGGATTGATGATGTGGCCAAACTTTCCACTTCCTTCCACTCTCTTGCAGCCAATCTCACTCTGGCAGAGACCTTCTGGAAATTCCAGCATGAGTTTCTCAGAAGTCAAGCAGTCTACCGGAGCTCTCTGTCCCACACAGCAGTCTTCGAACTCACTTGGTAAGTGGGAGTGGAGGACTGATGGTCTGTGGTGCAACGGCGCAACGCAGCCGATGGATGTTAGGCTAAGATACTTCATAGTGTACCAAGACTTGCTTCCGTCTCCCAACACAGATGCGGACCCGGATAACGTAAGCACAGTTGATTGGTCAACGACGATGGTTCCGGTCATGGATTGTCAAGAATGCGTTGCAACCAAGATCAGCCAAATGTACGCAAGTCGCTTGGGAGGCACGGCGTACCAAACGGCTGTTATGGATGCAGCCAAGGCACTACTGAAGTTGAGAAAGCAAATAACGCGGGATCGCCAGCATATTTCATACACCATGCCGATCTATGGATCGGGTGCTGGTGGTAACCAGAATTCAAGGACTCTCTACTGATGAGACCAGTGACCAAGATCCGCAATTCACAAAAGAGACGGCTCGAGATTGTCCGTCAGAAGGAGATAGCATAATGGCTATCAGTGCAGTTTTAACCGTTTTTAATGCACCCTACGGCATCGACCAGACCATGTCTCGGATGTGGCTGCGGGGCAAGTTGGCATGGGGAGCAGGAACCTATGCTGCAGGCGGGGTCCTACCAAATGTTCCTCCGTACTCGGATGCATCTGGTGCAGCGGTCCTGATTCCGACTCTCAACGTCCAGCCCGATGACATCGTGTTCACTTCTGTTGCAGGAAGTGGCTATGTCTATCAGTGGAACGCTGCGTCCGGAAAGATCCAGATCCTTGAATCTTCGGCTGCCAATGGTCCTTTCGCCGAACTGCCCAATGGCGCGTTGCCGGCTGGTGTGTTGGCGGACGTCATCAAGTTCGAGGCAATCTGGGTCAAGGACTGATTAGGAGAGCCTGTCGGAGCGATCCTTCAGGCTCTCCTTCTTGTCTTGTTGAGTCGCGCCTAGTCATGTCGGGTGGCGTCACGTCTAGTCGTGCCGCGTCATGATTTCTTCTACGGACTGAGTTCGGAGATCGGGTAGCATGGCACATAATTTGCTCGGCAGGCAATCCGCTCACCTCGAGACCTTTGGGGGTACTATAACTCTGGCGCAGCCTCAAAATCTGCCAGAAGGTGGAAGTCCACGCACGCAAAATATGGACTACGACGTGGGATCTGCCTTCACTCGGCAGGGGTTGCAGAACCCGTTTACATACTCTGGAAACTATGTCGGACCTACACCTGGAGGATCAGCAGTCGATACCTCCTTGGGCAATATCGAGTGGGTAAATCCAGGTAATGCTCTTCTGAATACTGGAGTGTACGCTACATCTACAATCGCAACCAGTGGGACAGAAGTATCGTCTGCATCGACTGGATCGAACACTGGAGGTGGAGCACCCTGGTCAAATCCAGCAAACATTGACTCAACTGTTGCGTTTGCGAGCGTGTCTCTAGCTCCCGGTGGCCCAGAGAAATACTACGGAAATTCTGGCAGTGTTTACAATTTTGCCACCCCGTCTAATCCAACGCCTCCTACGACGCACACAACTTTGACAGGTCTTGCATCGATTGTTACCACTTTAGCCACCTTGTATGTCACAATCGATGTGACCATTGCTGCCACTGAGGGTGGCGGATCGGTTGTTCTTAACTATTCGGTCGATGGTGGGTCATACTGGGAGCAAGCTGGGCAATGGACCTCCTCGTATGTGGGAAATGTCCCTATTTCGATTGGAGGATTTTCGAATCTATCGACAGTGCAGATTCAGCTTGTTGCGACTGCTGGATGTAGCCCGTTCGGGTACGCGAACGTGGGTGGAGCGGTGAGCAGCTGGTATGCAACCGTAATCGGGACAGGCCAATTATCCGCTCAAACTCTACAGGCTGCCATTGCCGGATTGACAATTCCATCGGCTGGGGTGATCACTGGAATAGGAATCTCGTTCAATGCCGATTATACTGGCGTTGCTCCTTCATTTCAGGTGGGTTTGAATGTTGGTAATGTTGATCCCTTTTTCACTTTGACAACTGCTCCAGCGGTATACACATCCGGAGGGTCCACATCTCTGTGGGGATATTCGTCATGGTCTGAAGCCACTCTTGCAGCCTTGCAAGTTAGTTTCTTTACATCATCCACAGCCACGACAGTAGTGTCCGTGAACACACTGGTTGTAACGGTGTATTACTCCATATCGGTACTGACTACAGATGCTCTGGATATCACTCACTTTGGGCTGTCTCTCCCCAGCACATCTACTCCGCAAGGACTCAAGCTCACTGTTCTGAACTATGCCACAGATGCTGCGACATTCACTATTCAGATGTTAAAAGCAGGAGTTCCGGTGGGAGTAGCAATAACATCCAGCTTCAGTGGAACTCCTGCCACGTTCACTTATGGAGGCATCAACGATCTTTTTGGTACTACGTGGACATATGCCGATCTTAACAGCATCGATTTTGGTGTGCGGATCACAGCTGTGAGCAGCGGAGCTGCAGTTCTGGCTATTGGATATGTAACTTTTGAAGCCTTCTTTTTGCCATCTTTGGTCAACTTCAACTACATTACCACGTTCGAAGACAACTTTTCCACCATCAGAACTCTGGCTCTTGATGCCGATGGCAATTTCTGGGTGGAGAATATCAACTCAGCACCTGGACTACTGACTCCTCTGTTCAGCGGGATTCCTGACGATAGCTATGCATCGTCGTTCACTGCTGATAGCCGTCAGTTCATTGCCATTTCCGACCTGCAGCAAGGAAATTACCCTCCTCAGGGTTACAACGGCACTTGGCATGACAGGGTCAGCCAGGTAGGACCTGGTGCTCCTCCCGCGTTCGCTGGGACTCTCGCAGCAGGAGGTATTGCAACCATAACCAGTTATACCACATCTGGTGGGATTGTAACTCTCACTGCAGCAAATACGTTCACTGCGGGCGAAGTGGTTATCATCAACATACTGACAGGTCCCACATACTTGAATGGCGCGGCGGGTTATAACGTGCTTGGGTCGGGATTGTTGTCGAGTCAGTTCGAGGTTGCTTATGGCGGTGCAACTGGTTCGGGCACCGCCACAGGTACAGCAACAGGTCAGTACACTTATCCAATCGCGGCGTCACCGAATGGTATAACTCAAAATGGTCCCGAAACAGGTCTTCGTGTAGTGCTTCAATCGGCAGGTCCGGGTTCCCAAGATGCTGGAAGCGTAGTGACGGTTTACTACTCGCTAACGATGGAAGACCCAGCCCTCGTTCAGTTGTTCCAGCAACAGTTGTTCCCGGTTTATGTATATGTATCGGGGACAGATATAGCTGCTGCAAATGGCACTTTCCAAATCACCAATATAGGTCAAGGTTACCCGCCAAATGCTGGAACGCAAGCATGGTATTTCACCTACAACGTAACTCAATCGGCTACGACCCAAGCTGGATTCGGTTTGGGAACTAATGGCCAATATCAACTCACTGTTGCTACAGTTACAGCAACACTCCCACTTCCTGGCGTTCAAATTGGCGATCAAGTTAGCTTGTCGGGTAATGTGGGTGGGTGGGATGAAACATGGTCGATTGTAAATGCCCTCAATTCAGGAAGTTTCTCTGTTTCCGAAACGAGTATCACAGCCGGTGTTGCGACATACAACTTGTCATACACTGGTTTTACCAGCGTTCCCCCTGCTGCTGGTCAGTTGATCACGGTAACCGGATGCCTCAATCCAGCAGCACAGTTCAATATAGCGGATGCCTCAATCGCATCGGTAAGCTGGCTTGGTGGATCAGGAACTGTAACTGTTACAATTGCCCCGTCTAACATCACAGCAGCAACTCCGGTGGTGGAGCCTCAGGGTGCTCAAGCCACAACATCGGGCACGGTGTTCCAAATCGACCCAGGTCCGTTGCTGGTTAATAGCAATTCTGGAACTCCGATATATGGCAACTCGGGTGGAGGTTTCATCACCTTAGTTGGTTCCACTTCGATTATTGTCGGCACAGGAACTCGTCGTGGAGTGGTGTTCTTTATCACACGGAACGGATTTTACACAGCACCCTCTCCCTATTTCCAGTTTTCCGTGATTGAGTTCACCAATTACATCCTCGCTTCTGGAATCCCCGTTGGGCCAGCAGATGTAATCGCTCGCGGTATAGCTTTTACAGAGGCTGGTCAGAACGGAATCCCTGGAGCTTCCTACTACACTATTCCGACTCCTGTTAGCTTCACTGTGGCTGGGGTAACCTACCTGTCTTCTTCCTTGTTTATCAACGACAACGTAACAACCACAGCCAAGTTCACTTTTCCCGACACAGTGCTTCTAGAAGCGGAAGAGATTGACATCCAGGGCAATGACTTGTTTAATCTGCAAGAACTTGGAGACGCTGCTTGGTGTACCCAATATGCTGGTCGTTCAGTTTGGGGGAGAGTCAACAATAAGATTGGAAACTTCATCAATCTCAGCTTTGATGGTGGTTACCTGCCCAACCCTGGCAGCAATATTCTCCCTCTAGGGTGGGGGCTTGACTCAAGCAACCTCTCCAGTTCATTACCGACATTGCTTGAGTCCCCTGTTTTTGGTAACAGTTACTACATCAAGAACCTGAGTGGTTCGGATCAAACTACTCTAGGGATGATCACGCAATCAGCATTCCAGGATCAGAACGGGGTGGCGATACTAAACAACTCAACCACTTACTCTGTGCGTGTCACTTGTCGCACACCCGGTTCATCCACTATTGGAGCTTTGGTCATAGATTTGACCACCTACAATGCTGGTAGCGGATATGGACAGACGTATGGCAGCTTTACACTTAACACTTCCGCGATGGCCAGCAATATGGTCACGTATACCGGCACTTTGCTTACCTCCGACACGCTGACCATCCCTTCCAGTCTTGTGCTCAGGGTGTGGGCTCAAAATCTTGCCAACAACGGGGACATTGAAATTGATCGCATTGAAGTTTTCCCCACACTTAACCCGGTCAATCTAACGGGTCTAACTTTCAGTTATTTGAATGACTGGGAGAGCTTCGATGATGTGACAGGTGGAAACGACACCAGCACGGTTAATTCTCAACCAACAAATGGTGCATTTGTAATCCATGATCAGCTCTACATTGTCAAGGAGAGTTCTCTTGGTTATTTGAGCGACAGTCCTAGTCAGGAACCAGCAAACTGGAACCCGTTCCGAGAGGTCTCCAACGTCGCTGGAGCTTGCGGAATCAACGCTTATGACGTTGGCGAAGAGTGGGCTATCATGGCCGGTCAGAACGGCTTATTTGCGTTCAACGGGGGAGCTCCGGTACAAATTCAGCTAGAAATTCCGGATATCTGGCAAGCCATCAACTGGCCCTCGGCTCAAGGACTGGTTGTCAGAAATGATGTTGTCGACCGGAAGATCTTCGTTGCTTGTCCGATGACAACACCTAATCAATGGATGCCCGACTTCCCACCAGTCACGAATCCGAACTACAACAACGTCATCCTGATGCTGAACTATGACGGCATCGGAACCATCGAGCAGCTTATCTCCTCCGAACCTCTACATGTGACGCTGATGGGGAAAACTGTTTCAAACGATCTGCGCAGGAAGTGGAGTCCCTGGAGCATTCCAACTCCGTACATCGGACATGTCAAGAGGAGTGAACTCTTCTCCGAGTTGATGTTCTGCAACGGAATTCAGTCAAGCAAAATCTACGAACTGGGTGACTACCAGACTGGTCTGGATGATGGAACTCCATTCAAGTCGAGCTACTGTACTTATGGCGCAGTCTCCACGGAAAAGGAAAAAGAGAATCCCACTTTCGGAATGCACAATAAACAGGCAGTTTACTACGATGGTATCGTAACAGGATCTCCGGAAACAGGTCCAGTGAATCAAAATCAGGCCAACGGTATTGTTCAGATGTCCTTCTTTCAAAACACTTTGACTGCTCCTTCCCCTTATGTCGTCCCGGGAGGATTGGATCTCACTGATCCTAACAACGACATTGAAGGTCCACTTGATGAATATGCTCAGAGACTCTTTGTGGAGCTTTCAGTATTAGGAGGATGGTTCAGGTTGTCACGAATGACAATTGTGATGCAACAGGCTCCGTGGTCGCCATTGCGCGGCAAGTAGTGTATCATTGTAAAGGAGTTAAATGGTAAATGCAACTACTGGTTCGGGTAGACTATCGGGAGGTCGGCTGCTCACCGAATTAGTCAACAAGGATCCTCGCCTTGGTCAGTTGCTGCAGACTGTCATTGATGGAGTCAATACCCTTGCCACAAACACGGCTTCTTCAGCAGTTGGATCGATCGCTCCTCCAAAGGCTCCTGATTCAATAAGAGTATCAGTAGGTGGAGAGTACATGCATGTTTCCCATTCTCTGTCTGGACCGATTGATCGTGGAATCCAGCACATCACAGAGGTTTCCACAACCTCATCTTTTGCTGAAGGTACCACAATCACGATTGACCATGGTTGTAGCCGCACTTCTCATCCGTTTCCTCTACCAACGCAAGATGCTAACGGAAACACTCTGGGATATTTCGTCCGAGGATTTGCTCAGTATCCAGGTAGTCAACCTAGTGAGAAGTACACTGTGGGAGGATCTTCCTCGCCAACCAAGTTCACGATGACTGGAACTACTCAGTTAACATTGCAACCCAGTCACGGAAGTGGAACAGGTCCGAATACGGGTAAGTCCGGACAGGGTTTAGGATTCACACAGAAACGCACCGAGTAGGGGAGACATGGTAAGAGATGCCAAACACGAGGATACACCAGCCATTGCAGAGATACACAGGGCCATGGGATCCGACTATAAGTTTCCCGATATCTCTGGGCCTCTCTGGGTTGTGAAGAAAGTCTTCGATGCTGATGGTAAAGTCATCAGTGCTTGTGCGCTTAAACTGACTGCCGAAACGTACCTCTGGTTGGATCCGTCGTTGTCTCCTCCGGAGAAGATGGAGACGATGTCCGATCTACAACAGAGTATCATAGAAGCAGCATGGGGAATCGGGCTAGATGATATCATCGCTCGGATTCCTGAAGAGACCGAGGCCATTTTCAAAAAACGTCTACATCAACTAGGTTGGGGTAAGGATCGTCTGGGATGGAATGGATGGTCACGACCCCTACAGGATGTTAACCCATGCGAATCAACACCCGAGTCGTCATAGACATGGAAACCGGAGAAGAAATTCTCCGTGATTCCTATGAGTACACTGGTCCACTGGCACTAGCCATCAGGGCAGCTGAGGATCAGGCAAATGCTGCCAGTGTTGCTGCCTCGACTAATGCCGCCCAGTACGGAGCTACAGCTGCAGGCATCGGAGCGAATCTCATTCCGTTTGAGACACGCCAGATGATCAATCCTCAGGGAGAATCCCAGAGAGATGTGGCTGCTCAGTTGACCGCTGCTCGAGCCGGTGCCGGAGGAGCTACTGCTGGACTTACTGGTGCTGCTGACAAGAATGGAGCAGTCACTCGGAATCCTATGGGTTTCTCCGCTGCTCTTGATGCCGCTGCTCGTCAGAAAGATAAAGCTGCAGCCGGTGCTGGTGAGCGTGTGGCTGCCAACAATGCTGAAGTCAAACTGAACCAATCCAAGGATGCAGCAGGAACTCTGGGTGGTCTCTACGGAACCAATGTTAAGGCTCAGTCCGAGCAGTCCGGACAGATTGCCAACGATATCAAGGCTCGCATGGCAGCTACACAGGACGGTTGGATGCAGGCTATCCCGAGAGGCGTCAACGATGCTACTGACCTTATGTCCCTGATTCCTGGCGGAGGATAATCCTAATGTATACAGCAGATCAAATACATCCGGATCTCATGAGGGACTGGACAGGCACTGGTTACCAGGCTCAATTTGACAGTAGCCAATCTCCAATCTCCGCCTCACCTTCTGGTGGACCAACTGGCAATGCTATTGGTGGACTCAAGGACCTGGCTCATGGGAAAGTTGACAGTGGAGGACCAACTGGCCAAGCCATTTCTAATCTGAAGAGCCTATTCGGAGGAGGTCACTCCTCAGATGCTGACATTGCCAAGATTAATTCGCTGGGGGCCTTCGCAGAAGGTGGAGATCCTACTCCCGGACTTCCAGCCCTGGTGGGAGAAAATGGTCCTGAGATTATCGTTCCACAGGTTCCAACCACAGTGATTCCTAATCCTGCAGATCTGCAGCGGACCATGGGAACTCAACCTCCCATGCTGAAGAGTCTCATGCCTTCACCGATGGGCGCTCCTCCAGATGACAGAATGCCACCACTTGGAGGTCTTGGTGATCTTCCGGCTCTTCCAGACACAGGTCTCAAGTCTCTCGTACCTAATGTTACCAGTCCTCGTCAGCAGGAAGAACAGAAACTTCAGGACAAGGTTAACAGAATACTGGAAGGTCACACAGGTCCCTTTGGTGGATATATCGATCCAAACAAGAAGGAGGGATTCTGGGGCAAACTGAGCGACGCGATCGGAACCACAGGAACTTGGCAGAAGGCTCATCCTCAGATTGCTGCCCAGCGAAAGGAAATGTCCAGTCAGCTGTCTGATGACTATCGTCAGGATGAGCAAGAAAGGGACAATTCCTCCAAGAGAAACTTGGAGGCAGCACAGGCTAGTTACTACGGAGCTCGTAGTGACGCTGCTGCAACTCGTCCAATGACTCACGATGAAGCGGTTGGAGCTGGTCACCCTGAATGGGAAGGAATGCCAGTCAATTCAGGGCAAGTGATGACCAGTGCTGGGAAAACGGATGCCAACAAATCTCGTGAATCCATTGATGCTGCCAACAACCAGAATCATCTAGATCTCCAAGCTTTGCGGAACAAGAACGCAACTTTGAAGCCCGAGCAGCGTGACGACAAGGCTATTCGTCTCATGGCACAGGCAGATGCAGGTAAACCTCTATCTCCTGATGATCAGGCTTATCTCAAGGGATATGGTCAATGGGTTGATCAGACCAAAACTCAGCCTGGTGTTGCTCGCATGCAGGCTCTGGCTAGATTCAGTCCCGTGCAGGTTGTGGATCCGAATGACCCAAACAAGACGGTATATGTTAGTCGCTTGGATGCAATGGGTCAAGAAGGAACTGCAGGAATGGGATATCGGGCAGCTGCGTCTGTGCTGCGTAGTGCCACCTCTGGAGATATCGGCAAGAAGCTCACAGCCTTTCGTACTGCTAACGATCACATGGCAGAAATGGGTGGTCTTGCAGAGGCTCTACAGAACGGTGATATCCAGACTGCCAACGAAATCGGAAACCGTATATCTAGATGGTCTGGTGGCCATGCTCCAACTGATTTTGGTGCCTTGCGTGTAATCATGTCAGGTGAAATTGCCAACATCGCTGCTAGCAATGGAGCTACAGTGGATGAACAGCAGACCATCAGAAATGAAATCAGTCAGGCGGAATCTCCCGAACAGTTGAAGGGAGTCCTGGGGACGTGGGAACGGGCAACAGGAGACAAGGCTCGTGAGTTGCAATACCAGATTGATTCGGGAATGAAGGGCAAGCCAGCTGGCGCGTCCAGTGCTCCTGCCAAAGCCACTCCAGTTGAAGTTCCCAAGGGTGCAACTGGTACATTCTCAACTGGTGGTAAGACCTACTACCACGATGCTCAGGGTAACAATCTTGGGGAGAAGAAGTAATGGCTGATCAGCTCCCAAAATTCGATCCGAAGACCATGACGTCTACGCCATTGGATCAAGACTTGCCTAAATTCGATCCGAAGACCATGACGTCTACTCCTCTGAACGCAGACATTCACCTGCCTAATCCGGGTAAGGAAGGCGTCTATGGAATGAGAGATGACCAGGGAACTCTGAACTGGGTTCCTTTTGGTCAGGTCAACACTGCTCAGGAAAATGGTCTTACTTTCGACAAGCCGGAATATGAATCTCAGTACAACAAGGATCATGCTCAGGCGATCAAGTACAATCCCAATTATGACAAACCTGGATTTTTTGAGTCTGTCGCGAAGCCACTTGGTCTTGGAGATTTGTGGCATCATGATCGGGCAGGTTTGGAGAAGGTGCGAGATCTACAGGAACATCCGGTCCAGGATGTTCTCCGTGATCTTGCTGGACCTGCAGGTCAGATTGGAGAAGGTCTCTGGCATGGAGGAGAGAGAAGCCTATCTGAATTGGCTCAGGCTGGTAGAGGTCTGAATGAGAACAACTTCTCAAAGTTTGGGGAACATGCAGCTTACGCTCTTCCGTTTATTGGTGCTGGTATCCAGACTGGTGTAGACCAGAGATCTCCTTCTTATGGGTTCAGAGATGCCGTAGCCAAGACCCTCACGAATCCGGGTGTCCTCGGCACAGTTTTGGGCAACGCTGCTAGTGTGGCTCCCATGCTGATGGGTGAAACCACTGATGCAGCATTCGACACTCCATTTGGAAAAGCGATCAGTGAAGGTCCTTCTAATTTCCTGATGAATAGAGGTGTCGGAACCCTTAATAGAGCAGTTGGTATCGGTAAGAAAGCCTTTGGAGATAAACCAGCAAAGTTTGGAGCTACGGATGCCAAAGGTAACCCGATTGATGTCAATACCATGGGAGAAAATCCAGCACTTGGATACTTTCAGCATATAGATCAAAACTATCCATGGTGGCAGCGTCCGTTTCGTGCTATCTCGACTGAATCAGGTCTAGCCGATAAGGCAGAAGCTGGGAGAGATGTTGCTGGAAGAAAGATTGGGGAGAAAGTTAACAATGCTTCCTGGTTGCCACCTGAGGGAGTGATTCCTGAAGATTGGGATCCCGCAGATAATCCACCAGGGTCGGATTATCGCCCTATTCCCTACAGAAAAGTGGCTGATGCTATCCTAGGACCATACAACAAGGCTCATGATGTCCTAAATGGACCTTATGGTCCAGGATCTTCTGCTCTTGATGAACGGATGACAGGACTCAAAGATTTTCTAAATGACAATTTTCAGGGCCATGAAGAAGGGGGGAGAGATTTCGGACTTCCATACGATCCTAGAGATGTGCAGGATATTAAGCATAATGTGGCCAGTAACATTTCATGGACTGATCCCACCCAAATTGGTTTGAAACAAGTTGGTCAACAGATTACAGGAGGATTAGGAGGAGCTATTGCTGATGAGATTCCTTCTCTTCGTCCACTGAATTCTGTGTACAAAAACCTAACTCCATTTGCTGAGGCTGCTCGAAGCAGAGCCAATACTGGACCAACTTGGGGTATAGGTCTTAGGAGAGCATTCGAAATGGGAGCAGGGTTAACTCCAGGAATTATGTCACATAGTCCTTTGGAAGCCCTAAGTGGAGCAGGTCTAGGAATAGCATTAGAGTCAACTCCGGTTAAATCTGGTCTGGCTTCCGGTCTTTACTATGGAGGTAAAGCCTTAGGTTCGGAGTTTCCATCTCTTCACAACTTGGTTCCTTCGCTCAGACTTCCCGATATGCCTTCTGGGGTTATGGATGAAAGCGGGGGATGGGGACCCTTTGGCCGGGGTAAGAAGAATGACGGTCCCCTTGGTGTCCCCAACGATACTTCTTTCGACACGCCATGGGCGGATAAAGAACGGACAAACAAGCCTGGGTTCTCGACAAGCAGAGGAGGATCTTATGTTGCGCCACCGACCAACATAGAGGGAGTGCCCTCTATTCCTGATACTCCTTTGTTCAATGCTGAAGAAGCACACAAATCAGATCTCAGGGATATTGTGGCACCAAGTGGTGGAAAATCTAGAACATATGGTGAAATCAATCCTATTGTTTCCAGATTGCTTGATAAACACGGAATTGACAATCCCGATCCTGGTTCATATATACCCGATGAACCAAGAGTCAAACCACAGCTGCCATCGGAAGATCAAGAAACTTCAATTGAGAACAATCACAGTTTTCAGGACACCGTCGCCAAATACCTAGCAAAGTATAAAGACGTTCCGCCACCTCTCCAGGATCTCTTTAACGAAACTGAGAGACATCGGAATACTAGAGGCCTAGCTGCGAGGTATCTGGCACATCCGGATGAGATACCTCCAGGTGTCAAGAAGATTGTGACTGATCCTGAGAAGGAGTAAGCTATTCCCAGCAGTATTTGATGCACCATGCTACGAAGAGTCCTACGATGAACCACATTTCACACCTCACTCTTTACTCTACGGGTGAAGCAAGCAAAACGGGTAATTGTAACAAGTTATCATGAACTCGACAGGAGAACCAAGATGGCACTATACACTTCCACCGCATTCCCGAATCCTGTAATTCGCCTATCCACCGGATTGCTTCCACAGTATCTGTTTGGTAGCTTCGACTCTCACACCATTCCATTCCGGTTTGCCGTCAATCACATGGCTTTGGCCGGCAACGTGGTGACTGCTACAGTCGCTCTGGTTGACGGGGGAGGTGGTCAAGGAGGCACTGTAGGAGCTCTCGGAAACAACCCCATGCCGGTGGTTGGCGCCACCATGGGAGTTCGCGGAACTAAGACTGACGGTGGCGCTCTGAACCTTGACCCGGTCACTGTGACTGGTGTGAGTCTGAATGCCCAGGGAGTTGGTACTCTCACTTTTGCTGGCCCTTCCGGAACTCAGGCTACCACAGCAGACATCGGTGAAATCCAGGTGCTACCCTACGAGTACCCGGACCTCGTGGTATCGGGATCTGCCTCATATCCAGTGGCACTTGCTTTCACCCCCGATGAGGATGACAACAGCCGTTGCCTTTTTGCAGAAGCCACTTGGTCTGGAACGATGCCCTCTGCTGCGACCGTTGTCTTGGAAGTCGCCAATGTTAATCGGGATGGTCGGTACTATGTCGCTGCCAACAACTACGGATGCAGTACCACCGGAGTTGTGGTTTCAAGCGACGCACTGGCTACAATCGCCGGATCGGCTGTCACTCAAAACGGAGCAGAATATTCGTTCCTGATGGCAAAGTTTGTTCGTGCCAAGGTGCTGAGTATGACGGGAGGGGATGGCACTACCGGATTGGTTTGCACAATTTTTGCTTGACCGCGTTTTTGAGATCGGCTAAATTGCGTGTTTACGAGGATGGGAAAAGAGGAGATTGGTAAATGTTCAAATTGCGTAATGCGCTCATTGCTCTTGTTACCCTAGCCACAGGCATTCCCGCGATTGCTCAGTATGGGCTGTACCAGACTTGCTCCCTACAGACAGCTATGGGACAAGCAGTGGCAGGGGCAAATGTCTACTTTCTGACACAACCGGCGAATACACAGTCTCTGACTCCTCTCGCGACCATCTATAGCAGTTCCACAGGAACTCTGGTGAACAACCCAGTGCCCACCAATGGGTTGGGCATGTGTACGGCGTATCTAACACCCGGAGTTTACACCGTTTGCTACGTCTCCAACTACACCGGAACTCAATGTTACCCTGACCAGAATGTGAGCATAGGAGGTCCGGAATTCAATCCCGCTGTCCCCGGTCCTATCGGCACAACAACGCCAAGCACAGGGGCGTTTACCGACGTGACAGCATCGGGCACCGTGGCGGCGGGCAGTGAGACGCTTGGATCGCCATTGCTTCCGGCGTCGGGCGGCACAGGTGCAACCACGGCAGCCGGGGCGCTGGTGAACCTTGGCGCGGTCTCAACCGCAACAACGGTTAACGGCCACGCATTAAGCAGCAACGTCACAGTTTCCGCTTCAGACTTGACCACTGGCACATTGCCTCACGCGCAGTTGCCCACACTGCTTTCCGGCGACATACCAAACAACGCAGCCAACACCACTGGCAACGCGGCCACAGCCACCTATGCGACTAGTGCGGGAACTGCCGCAGACCCGACGAAACTTCCCCTCACTGGCGGCACGCTGACCGGCGCACTCAATGGCACCAGCGCATCGTTCACGGGCACCGTCACGGCTGGCACTTTGAGTGCAAAGAACATGGCTTCTATCGGCCCACGTTACGATGTGACGCAGTTCGGCGCTGTTGGGAATGGTACGACAGACGATACAGCGGCGATTCAAGCTGCATTCACTGCCTGCTGGGCGAACGGCACAGGGTTACTGCCGTACGGGGGCGTGGTGGAGTTCCCCGGTGGCCGCACGTACAAGACCACTGGCACGATTAACATTTATGATACCTGTCAGATTGAGGGCGTGACAGGAAACCTATTGGGCAACGACGAGGCAACGGAGGTAGATTATTTAGGCCCGACATACGGAGCAACAGCATCTGTGACCGGCTTTACGGTTGCGCTCAATGTAGCGTCTATCACACTGACCGGGAACCCAAACCCAGGCGACACGGTTACTGTCAACGGCGTCGTGGTCACATTTGTATCTAGCGGTGCTACCGGCAATCAAGTGAACATTGGAGCCAGTGCTACGGCGACCGCGACCGCGCTTTATACCTTCCTGAACACCTTCAGCACGAGCGGCAGCGGACCAATCCACAACAGCTACCCGTATACAAATCCGAGCGCAGGTGTGGTGTATTTCAAGTGGCAGTCGATCGGGTTGAACGGCAAGGTAGAGTCAGTTGCCACGAGTGACCCGACCAACATCACGGTGCAGAGCGCGGCTTATGCACCATCAAATCCATCGGGGGGACGCAATTATCCCTATAACTACGCCGTTACTTTCGCCGCAACCAACAGCTTCGCGCTGAACAACTGGGTATCTATCACCGGCTGCTCGTCTACACAGGGCTTACAGATCAATAATCTTGTTGGTCAGGTCACGTCGGTGTCATCCAGTTCTTTCACGATTGCGGATGCCTTCCCCTATTACCCGGCAGTTGGAACCTATACCGATACCTGCACGGCGACCAGCACGAGTGTGATGTTTGCTTCTAATTCTTATGCCCGGTCAGAGCAGTTGATCAAGAATATCCAGTTTCAGCATAGCGGAATCCAGATGTTTGAGGGCTCGCGCCTGGACATCGGATCGAGATTCCTCCACGCAGAGTTTGAAACCCCATCCATGTACGGAATATACATGAGCGGAGGTATTATTAACGGGATGATTGACGACAATTCACGATTTGATTCCGCTGGGATTGACGATGTTTATATCACCTTTGGTGGAAATCTCGGTATAGCAAACGGGCAAAGTTTCACCGCAAGCACTGGAACCGGGGGGTTCATCCTCGTAGATAACGAAGGGTGTGGAGGCGGTAATACTACAACAATTCTCAGTTTCCACAACTGGTCGTTCGAAAATGGAGGTGCCAGTCTAAACGCAGGAACTGGCATGGTCAATCTCATTCCGTGTCCCGGCGTGGCGGTTACTTTTCCTCAGCAACTAACTATAGATATGACCGGAGGCGGAACCACTGCCTCGGTTGCCTATTCGCCGCTGATCGCAGTAAATCCTCCTAACGATGCCGCAGTGGGCCTCAGTCTGGTCAATTTTCAAATGGGACTCCAAACCTCTCCCCATTTCTTTGGAATCCCTGCTCTATCGCGTGCTGACAGTTCTTCTCTGGCAAACCCTCGTATCCCTCTGCTGACTTATTCATACCAGAACGCCAGTCAGACCGTTGGCAGTTTTGAATTCTCACAGTTGTATCAAGACGCGGTGGCAGCATCGGCGTTTATGTATTCAGACACAGCCTTTGCCGCTCTACCCAATGCCACTACCTTATACGCGGGACAGATACTTGCCCCTCCAACCTACTGGAATGGAGCAAACGGCAAGCGGTACGCCCTCGATGTGGTGTACACCGCTGGAACCACAGGGACGCCCAATGCAGGAGGTACAACCTGCACGGCCCCTGGAGGAACGAACGTAATGATCTGCTCCAGCGCCACGGATTTGTCGTACGGACAGTTTATCGACATCAGCACTTCGACCAATCGTAAAATTGGTGGCATAGACGCTTCCAACGCAACGGCGGTGGTGGTGACCTCAAATTTAGGCAACTTTGGAACCTTCACCAACGCCACTCTCAATTTCCATACTCCTGTTCTTGGGCCTGAGATTCAGTTGCCCACAAAGAGCGCAGCGGCTCCAACAACGCTTGCATGGTCACAGGGAGACATGGAGCAGAACTCAGGCGCAACGGCGAACGGTGTCGCCGGATGGGTGGCCACGGCATCGGGAACAGGGACAGCAGCCAACTGGATGGGAATTCCGCTTCAGGATGCCAACGGGAATCTGCCAACAACCCAGATTGCCGCGCCGTCATCAAGTACGAATCCTGTGTGCCCAAATGGGCCGAACAACACTCTGACAACCAGCGGGTGTAGCGCGAGCACCGGAACGCCATCTGTTGCCCCAGCGTGGTTGCAGTATCTTGGCACCGGCACAGACGGGGCTTATAGCTGTGCAACCGGGACATGCACGAAAGGTGGTGCGGTCTACAACTACACCACCTTCAATGTATCAAGCGGTGCAACGCTCAACTACAGCACCGCCTACGCGGTCGTTTACGTGACAGGTGCCTGCACCATCAATGGCACAATCGGCACGGCTATAAGCGCTGGACAGGGCGGCGGATATGCTGGTGGCGGTGGTTCTGGAGGCGGTGGCGGCGGAGGTACAGCGGCAGGAACCGCAGGAACTGGAGACGGACTCTATCCGGGTCTGCCTTATGGCAGCACTTATGGAGTATCCGCAGGGGGCACGGCGGGGACAAGTTCCGGCGGCACAGGTGGCAATGGTAACTCTTTGTTGAGTACCGCACCGGCATGGTATTCCATCGTAAATTCTGGAGCCAGCGCGGGTTACTACTGGACTGGCGCACCCGGCGGAGCCGGTGGTAGTTCGGGTGGGGCAGGTGGTTATGAGGGCGGCGGATTCACGCTCATCTGTGGCTCAATCACCGGCACCGGGACAATCAATATGTCAGGTCAAGCTGGCGGAAACTCGACTGCTAACAACGTAGGAGCCGGTGGCGGTGGTGGTGGTGGCCCCATCGTGCTGTCCAGTCAGGCGGCAGAGACCTACAGCCTTACGCTGACCAACAGCGGCGGTGCTGGAGGGTCATGTCTATCGTTTACCGGATGCGGAGTTGGTGGCACAGGTGGGGCAGGAGCACAAGCCAAATTCTCCGGCTGGTAAAGCGGAGACAACTGCTTTATCGATGAGGCGAGTGTACGGTTGTTTATGTAGAGGGCAGTGTTGGAGATTACGAATGCGCCTCTCTGCTCGATGTGAAGAGCGTGGCAGTTCCTGGAGCCACTGTTACCTTCGCTGATGTGGCAGGCACTCCCGGATCATACCAGGGAGTTCTATCGAACTTGCAGGCGACTGCTGGAACCGGAACTCTTGTTATCACTGGCACGAAGGGAGCCAACAATTTCGGAGCCAATGTGGCTGCTGTCATCGCACCCAAGGTGCTGTAGGGAAGTTGGTCAGTTGTGGAAGACAACCGTGACAAGGATATAGAACTGAAGTTTGCTGCTCTGGAAGCTACCTTTCAGTCATGGCAGAAGATGTCAGATGAAGGGAAGGTGGCTGTCCTCGATGCCACGTTCAAGGTTTGGAAAGATGCTCACATCACTGAGCATGTCCTTGAACAGAGAGCCGTCGAGCTTGCATACAAAGCCCTCGAAGGAAAGATGGTCGAGCTGAACGACATTCGGCATCGGTTTGTAGACAAGGAATGGTACGAGGCCAACCATGGGAAGACGGAAGTAAGAATTGCCGGCCTTGAGCAAAGTCGGGTAGAAAAAGACTGGTTCGATAAAGTCCATGGAGCACTGGAAGCAAAAGTTGCTGTCCTGGATGAATGGCGCTGGAAGACTATTGGAATGGTGCTTGCGTCTTGCTTCCTCGCTTCAGGCGTCGGTGGGCTTATCGGATGGGCGATAACCGTGTACTACATGCACAAATAGGAGGTAGTGCAATGAAGAATTGGAAGACCACAGCGAACGGCATCCTTACAGCTATCCTGTCAGCATCAGGTCCACTGACCGCATATCTGGCAACCATCAACAGCCCCAAGGCGGCGACGGCATCAGGTATCGTGACTCTTGTGGCAGCGATTGCTCGTGTCTGGATCGGACTGATCCAGGTTGATACACCAACAACACCAGTCAAGTAAAGGAGATTCGATGGAAATGTCAATGAAATATCCTACGACACCGAAGTTAGGTGCGTGGGCAATGATCATGACCCTGTTATTGGGCACGATGTGCACGGTGACGATTATCCCGCTTACCGGCTGTCCGTTAACTCCTACCCAGATCGAGAACGAAGTCAACACGATCTTGCAGGAGGCCGCTGGCATTATTGCAGTTGCCGATCCGGGAGTATCCTGGCTGGCGGACTTTACTAAGGCTGCGAATCTGCTCAAGGTGGATGAGGCGGCATGGATCAAGGGAGGCGCTGTACAGGATGTGATCAACGTCCTGAACGACCTTGAGCAAGTAGCAGCACTGATCTCGCCACTGGTACCTTATGCTAGCTTGATCGGTATCCTCGTGGCAGGGATTGATGCTGTGCTGTCCCTACTGTTGCCAACTCCTGCTGTGACAGCCAATGTGATGACTGCTCATGCTCCAAATCCATGGAAGGGACGCGCAACGGTGACGAGTGCCAAAGATTCCAAGGATCAATGGGCTGCTGCCGTCAAGACCAATCCTGCACTGGCCGCTGCGAAACTGTAGAGGGGGTGATCCTATCGTCTGCTCGACTCCCGTCTGAGATGGCGGGAGTTTGAGTCTAGGTAGTATTCCTCTCCATAGAAAATTCTATAGTCACCAATCATCAGTCCTCTATCCATACCTAGATTTAGATCGTGTAACACGTTCTCCCAGTGACATTGTTCTTCCGATTGCCCCTGCTTCCTCTTGATTCCCTTGCCTCTCCTACCAGGGAAAGATAATCCAGATGCTCTGAGGATAGTGAAAACAGTATATTTAGAGATGTTAAGTAGATCAGCAAGCTGTTGCTGACGAAGATCCGGATGTTCTTTCACTTGCGCGATAACTGCGTCAATGATTTGCTGATTCACCCATGTCAATACTGTGACGGGTCTTGGTTTGATAACTAATGGTTTCCCGACTTCCGGAAGGAGTATTAGAAACTCCGGGAGAGTCCGCAAAATGATGACATCCACTCAGGCATCCGAGTATCTTGGCATCCCCTACGACAATTTAATTTCCCTGGCAGGCAAAAAGATTATCCCTTATCATCAGCGGGTAGAGCATGGATGGATGATGTTTGATCAGGCAGAATTGGACCAGTGGGCGGAGTCCTGTCTTATACCCTCCGATCCTGAAGCAAGGAAAGAATGGGTCAAGGGAGCAGGCAGCAAGTGGTTGGCTGACCGAGGACTTCACTTGTCTCCATCCAAGATTTCCAGAATCTGGGCAGTCATTGCGGAGGTTGAGGAGTGATTTGTGAGTTCAAATGCGAGAACCCCACATGTGATCACGTGACAGAGCGAGTGCTCCGCGATCCTCCGGAGCACATCGAATGCGAGAGATGCGGTGCACCTGCTAAGAGGATCTTGTCGAGGATGAGTCCACCAAAGTTTGTCGGCCAGGGTTTCCACGCGGTAGATTATCCCTCACCGAAGAGCTAGTTCCAATTCCGGTTCACCGATCCAGTCCCTCAGAGCCATAGGGTTCACTGATGTAAATGCTGTCAACATCTTGCCATAGTCAGGATCCAGTTCCAAGACTAACTGGGCAAGCTGCTCCTGCATCTGACGAACCTTGGTCCAGTCCGTTCCCACGATGTATAAGTGGTAGAACGCACCCAGGCTCTTGGAGTGCCGGAAGTCGTCATACTGCTGGCGAGTGAACCGGCCATAACGATAGAACAGGTGCTTGTCAGCAATCCAGCGGATGTATATCAGGCCGCTGCGGAATGCGATCTGCTTGATGGCGCTCGATTTGACATTGACCCAGACCATGGAATACTCTACCGAAATGGGAATCAAAACGGTTAATGTCTGCATCTCAGGTACAACCATATGAGGGACACCAACAGGGCAGCAAACATGATCTTCCTCCTCATCCCCAGTTGAAGCTGGAGTTGGAACACCCGTTTGCGGAGGAAACGGTTTTCTTCATAAACGTCGTACATCTCGTCTCCTACAAAGGTTCAACGATTACAGAACAAGTGCCCTGTGCGATCATTCCCAATACCTGAGCCGCGTAAAAGTGATCCAGAGCACGATACTCACGATTGCCATGCCGCACATTAGAACTTTCATCTCGCTACCTCTTCAATAACTGTTTGCGACGGAAGATCTCATCCAGCGCCAGCTGATCGTTGGTGAGAGCACGGAGTTCAATGATCGACATCTCAGCATACTTTGCATCAGGATCGTCATCTTCGACTTCTTCCTCTTCGAGTTCAGCGGAAACAGGCACCGGAGGCTCCACCACGACGCTCAGATCGACGTCAGACGATTCTTCAATGACCGGTGGTACATCCGGCTGCTGGATAGGCTGAGGCGCGAGGTCTACTTTCGCTTCCGGTACATCCGCCGCGATGAGGACGCTTTCTAAGTAGATCGCGAGGTCCTCAGCATCTATCCGAATCCCTTGTCTGTTCTTCGATCCGTAGATCTTATAGAACGGAGGATGGTTCTTTGAACCTAGCACTTCATGGAAGGAATTTTCGGGGGTGCCCAGGAGCTCCGCGACTTCCGGAACTCTGAGCATCCGTGGTTTGGAGCGGAGCATGTCAACTATGCGCATTCGTGGCCTCGTTCGTGGTCTCTAAACGGGCGATCCGTTCCATTGTGTCGGCGATGAATTCGTCCATCCGTTTCACCATCTTGATCAGGACCTCTTGCTTCTTGGCCAGACGCTCAGCACCGTTGCGAAGGTCGATCTCGGTTTCTGTCATGTTTGCTCCTGTTTTGATGCGGTGGCCTCTTCGCCGAACGCAGCCCGCGCAGAACGATTAATGTGTTCTACACCTTGGATGGCAAAGTCGGAAAGCATCTAACTAACGATCTGAAATGATGATACGCTGGTTTAATGGAAAACAGGAAATTATTAAGTAGGCGAACAAAAGGCGAAACATAATGAAAAACTGTTTCCGGACTACCGAACACAGGGTGTAGGAGACAAAAATGATCATCATCGGTTTGATAGTTGGACTGATAATTGTGGCAGCACAGGCGTGTTTCATATCGCTGCTCTGGAGGATGAAGTCATGAGAATTCCACTGGTCTATCGCACAAGCGCAAGAGACGTTCTTCGTCGGATGGCTGGGTTCAAGCGGGCACCGATCAGCTACGAGGATCTGAAGATCCGTGAACTGGATGTCGAATCTCATCCGAGTCCCATCAGAAATGGAAATAGATGGGAAGTGGAAGATGTTCAAAATGATGCGAGAAAGGCAGTATTGAATCTGATGTCAGGTAGCTCCTGACTGCTCATGCCAGTGAGTAGCGAGTTTGCTGAGGGGTCAATACACCGACCCCTCTTCCCTCCTACTTAGTGAGCAAAGGGAATGAAAAGCAGATTCGCAGGAAGCAACTTCCTGTACAACTTCAACTTTTCAACAGTAGAGCGGAAGCTCTGCAAGGGAGATATATGCAAGATTTTAGTCGTATGGATGCTGCTATCGCCTATATTCGTCAAAGGATTGAAGAAAAAGAAAAGGTCTTTGGAATAGACAACGACTTTGATACTGATCAAAAGTCTCTGGTTCTATTGTGGGAAAGTCTTACTCCCGGACATGAAAACCTTTCTGCGGCTAGAACTTGTGCTCAGTGTGTTATTAACGCCTATATGAAGGAAAGGCTTAGTAACCTGACTGGAAAGAAGGTGGTCTAGTGGCTATCAAGGAATTGATACATCTTCTCACTTCTGATCCTGACAGACACACCGAAATCACGAAGTATCGCGGTCGTCTCAACGATGCCTACGCTTTGGCAGTGACTTGTCCCAGCAAGGATGAATCTGATCTACCCTACTGGATAACCTTGGGATGTGTTCTGGATTATGATGAAAAGTTCAGAAGATGTCCACCAAGCACTGATGCAGTGGTTCAGTTCGCCAAGGGAATTCCCATCGTGGCCTCCACTGTTGAAGACGAAATCATTGAGCTTCGTACGGAAATACCCTCCTTCGAAAAGAACCTCGACTTTGATGTTCTTGCTTCGGAAACAATTGCTGAGGCTAAGAGGTCAGCACGCCTATTCACCTACCGAATGGCCCATTCTGCTACCGGATCCTCTAAGGGTAAGACGCAGATTCCCAGAACCAAAAGGGTGCTGTCTCCTGATGAAGTTCCTTCCTGGGTTCGTGAACAAGAATCTCGTATCTCTTCCATCGAGCTTCCTTCCGAGGAATTCGCTGGAATGCTTCATGAAAACACAGAAATCGTTAAGCAGAGTATTCAGGACCATCGTATAAACGACGGAGAAATCATCCGCCTAGGATTCAAGTTCATTGATGCCAAGATGAAGTGCAAGAAAGGAAAGGCTCTATTCATCCTTGGTACATCTGGTGATGGCAAATCTACTTTCCTGAACTCTGTCGTCTACAACATGGCTCGCAATGGAGAAAACATCCTCTATATCACTTTGGAAGCCACCATCAAGGAGACTTGGGAAAGTCTGGCTCTCGTTCACTCCTACGTTTTCCGCAACGAGGATTATGACTTACCCAGTAAGCTCCGTGTGCAGAGTGGCGAGTTCAGTGATAGAGAATACAACCACATTTGTGAAGTCATTGACGATATCAAGAGCCGCACTCTCGTAAGAGGAACGGTTGATGTTCAAGCAATCTGGTCTCTTAATGAGATTCAGGACTACTACGAAGCTAATGTCGAGAAGAATCAGTACACAGTTGTGGTGGTTGACTATCTGTCTCACCTAACAGTTCCTGAATCCAAAGATCAGAAGTCAGCAACCGGAGCGATGGTTGCGAGAGCAATCGCTTGGTGTAAGAAAACCAACAAATTTTTGCTGATTTCTCCTGCTCAAGTCAACCGTGAGTCTAACAAGAATGCTCTGAAGAATGACGGAACCTACGATCTTAACTCGATATTCTACGGATCAGAAATTCAGCAGGATACCGATCTTGCTATGTCGGTGTATTCTGACGACGATCTGAAGTCGGGATATGAAATGAAGGTTCATTCCAGTAAAAGTCGCGGGACTGGTAAGTTTGTCGATCACAATTTGTCGATGGATCCTGGTACTGAGTACATTCATGACCATGACGACGACGTTCCAGTTCTCTACGGAAAGAAGGAAGATCCTCCAAAGAAAAAGAGTGGCGGAAGAGATAAGACCATGAAGTTGGCACCTGGGGAGGATCTATGATTTACATCGGAATCAAGAACTGGAAGAAGTACCAGAAGGATCTCAAAGGTCGTAGAGATTACGTCTTCGATTGGACTGAAAAAGAGGACGACTTTGAGTACACTCAATTACATCCAGAACAGAGGTACTACTACGATTTCCTCAGACGTCAAGCAGGAAGAAGTGGGAAGAAACCCAGACTCGATATAGGATTCCTGACCAACAAGATGAACTTGGATCCTGACTTCCGGAAGTATGTGGGACGGGCAATAGAAAAGATGTATCAACTCGGGTTGATTCACCTATCCCCAACGGAGGATATCGATTCCGAAGACCGCATTCCGGATGAAGAAATTGATCATCAGACGTTCCTGATGGGTAAGCAGCCGGCACATTTTGCGGCATCAAATGACCGTAAGCATGAAGCAAAGATCAGTCGCTTATCAGTCACCCCGTCAGTCGCTAGTCAGTTACCACGTCAGTCGCTCGTCAGTCCACCTATCAGTCGCTCGTCAGTCGCTCGTCAGTTACCCTGTCAGTCGCTATCATTGGATGTAAACCCATCGGAATGTAATGCGAGCGATCGCGTCCGGAATAAAGAAGAAAGAGAAGAGAAGAGAAGAGAAGAGAGCGTCGCTTCGATTTCTTCCGAGACAAGGGAGACCCTTGCATCCCCTCTTTCCGTTTCTACTTCTCCGGTTAGACGTCGTGGAGGTAATCCGTTCATTCCTCCGTACGATCCGAACAGGGTTGTTTCCGCTCCGGTTTCGTCGAAGACTTCCGCTCCGTTGAAGTTCGATCCTCTAACCTTTGAAGAAGAACTCGGAGATATTCCGGGGAGCTTGGTTCATGAAGCGTGTATATATCACCTGACCATGACCAAGGACGAGTTCTGGGTGAAGAAGAAGATTGCTGATCGTGCTACTCTGTCAAAATACATTCCTGAGATGGTTCGTCAGTACATCGAATCCGGAGTGAAGGTTCGTCCTCCAATGCCCACCAAAACCATCAACCCTGATTGTAAAATCTGTCGTGGTAGAGGAACCACCAAAGGTGAAGACTGGCTAGATGGTCATGGTCGTCATTATCCCACTTTTCCAACTTGCGCGTGTGTAGTGTTTGAGAACAAAGGTCAGGCAATCACTGAGAAGGAGTTCCATGAGCTTATTACAGCAAGATACAGCTGATTGGACGGATGGTAGAGACATCTTCAATGGGGTGAAGTCGTACTACGCCAGCATTGACAAGGTGTGGTGGCAGAGCACTTTGAAGATGATGATCAAGTTCCGTGGGTGGGAACCAAGCCGGTCGTTGATTGAGAAGAATGCGAAACGAGTCTTTGGTGATCTTCATTGCGTCTATGCTCCGAACAGTACACCTTGGGGACCTAACTACATCTTTCCGTTAGTCGATCTCAAAGGAAAGGCCGTTAAATGTCAGGTAAGAGGACCGAAGAAGGAAGATCGGTACTGCTTGAAGGGTTTGACAGACAAGTCCGAATTTGTAGGACCCACGTGGTTCGGAAACTCAAAAAGGGTTATTGAGCACGTGATAGAGTGTGGTTGGGTGCTCTTGGTAGAAGGACCATTTGACCTGATTGCAACACGACTTCTTAATCCCAACATTCCGGTTCTTAGCACTTTGAGCATCAACTTCGGAGCAGGACATCTTGCTTATCTTCAGATGCTGGGAGTGAATACGATTCACTGCATGTATGACAACGATACAGCGAAGAGGGGGGTTTATGGTGTAGGAGAAAAGGGTTATTTCGAAGTGAGAAGGAAGTGTGAGGGACTCATCAATGTGAATAGGCAGTACTGTCCGGCTCATGATCCTTCTGATGTGTTGTGTAGTCCGACAGCAGCACGCATCATGAAAGAGATGTTGGAAAGTTTGGAGGAGCAAATATGAACGATCTTAGGAAAGTGCTGGAAGAGGAACTTGGCGAACCATTCACTATCCCAGGAGGACCGGAAATGATAGATCCTCAACTCGAAGATGAGTACAACGTAGACTGCAGCTGTGGTATGAGATGGCAAACAAAGAACGGCCTGTTTGCGATCCCCGAGGGTCATGTAGGTCACACGCTGTCATTCTGAGGAGAAACAATGGAAGACATAACATTTCTGCAAGCACTAACGGCAGAAGAGAAGCGTCTGTATCCCTATGACCAGTTCTCAGGAACCATCGCCCTGAGGGTAGCTTTCGAGCAGGGTGTCAGGTGGATGCAGATGATGAGCGCAACTTACGGAGCATTCAAGGCAGGAGAAATCATGGTTCCGTATAAGCGTGAGGTGGACGTGGAGCGAACTGAGGTCGAGTCTGAGGGGTCCGTGGGTGGTCTGGTATGCAACGGGCCGTTCGGGAACGAGGAGGACTGTCCAGTTCATGGAGCAGAGATTCGTAGAGAAAGAGGAAGATGGAAAAACAATTATCGGGTAATTCCGGGGTAAAATGACCTCATGACGACGAATCTCGTGTTATCTCCGCCTGTTTTAGACGCCTCAGGGGGTAATTGCGGGGTAATTGTGCCAAAACGAGGTCCCAAGCCGAAGTGTACTCCGGAGACAAAGAAGAGGATTGCGGAACTGCTGCAATCAGCCACTTTAAGAGAGATTTGTGCTGCTCATCCTGAACTGCCCTCAAGGACTACGATTGACCGAGCTTCCTTAGAAGACCCTGCATTCGACCTAGCTCTCGCGAAGTCCAGAGCAATCCATGTTCAGACACTGGTAGATCAGTGTGCTGACGATCTCCAAATCTACGATGAGAAGAACTGGAAGCATCTGGAATCCAAGTCCCGGACAGTCCAGTGGCTGGCACAGTCGTGGATGCCTCGCCGTTATGGCAACAAGACGCAACTCTCTAACGCAGAAGGTGACGGTCCGATTGAACTGGTCGTCAAACACATCGTTGTTCAAGGAAAATGAAATCCCAGAATGGGATGTTTTCATGTTGGCCGTTACAGGGGATCACAAAACGATGGGTGCAAGGATTTGCACAAAGGAGACCGCATGAAACTCGGCAAGACTTTCCTGTTTTTGTGGATGCCTCGCCGCCGGGCATGCTGGAAGATTTATCGCGGTCCGTTCGGCTGCTGGGAGTTGTACCTTGGCCGCATCAAGATTGGATGGGTGCTAACGCGATGGCTATGAAGCGATGCAAGAGCATTCCTAAACCGGGCCAGAAAGTGATGATCTACACGGCGGACGGAAAGACGTGTCGCGGGTGCTCGCAAAAGGAGACTCAATGAAACAGGAAGATATCGACAACTGGTTCTCGTACCATGCTCCAACTCCGACAAAGTTGATGATCTACTACGACCTTCGTAAAACGGCCAAGGAGTTCGCTGAGCTCTTTGATTCGGCTATTCCAGACTGCGCAGACAAGACCGCAGCCATGCGCCATCTTCGTGAGACAGTCATGGCCATGAACCTGGCAGTGGCCTGCAATCCCGAGTAATGGCCAAACAGCAGGAAATCTCCCTTCTTCCGAATCAGGTAGCTCTGTACGAGGAACTCCTACATGGCAAGTGCCCAGTTGTCGGCATCGGGGGAGGGAGAGGATCTGCCAAGTCATCGGGAGTAGATCGGGTACTCATAGCTTTGATGTATGAGAACCCAGGAATGGTCTGCTGTTTGGTTATGCGGACTTGGGTTCAGCAAGTTGTTGCTTTTCATTTAGAGGCAATATCCCGGGATTTCCCAAAACTTGCGTATGAGTATCTAAAAACTTCCCCTCCTGCCACTCTCAAACTTCCAAACGGATCCCGACTCGAATTCAAATATGCCTCTGACTACAAATCCGTAGAAGAAAACTTCAGATCTGGTAACTACAGCATCATCGCGATAGATCAGTCCGAGCAGTTCACTCTCAAAGAGATTGAAGAAATCAGGAATGCTGCTCGTGTTCCTTGGGGAAAGAAGAAGCAACAGGCCAAGCTGATTCTGTCTTTCAATATGCGTGGTTCATCTATTCAAGACCATCGCAAGATGTTCTATCTTCATGATGTCCCGAATCCTCTTGACTACACATTCACGAGATGGAATCCCTGGGACAACTACATATGGGTTCAGAATGCTCTGGAAGAAGACAAATACACTGTCCAGGATTACTACAGTTGGACGGATGATCAGCGGAAGAAGTATTCAGCAGAGCGAGGTCCGTACACCAAGCAGTTGGCGAGCAAGGATCCTGTCATTGCCAAGGCAGACTGGGAAGGAGACTGGGATTCTCTTGAAGGAATGTACTTCGCCAATTCCTGGGATCTTGAAGCAGTCCAACTTCCGTCCTACAAAGTCGAAGCGATGCGGAAGCCGTGGGCAACTCACTGGCTGGCGATGGACTGGGGCAAGACTCACTACTCTGCGGTGTACTGGAACTATCGTGCGACTCTCAATCCGTCAGAGGTTCACGAGTATCTGGGCTGGACATTAGAGAAACCAATCAATGTGGTTGTCACCTACAGAGAGCTGATCATCTCAGAGAAGACGAGCTCAGAGATCGGTCGACTCATCGTAGAGTCCACTCCTGTTGTTGAGAGGCCCAAGCACAAGAACTTCTTCCTGTCTCCGGAATGCTGCACAGACGATCCGAACTGTATTGGTCAACAGATTGGCAAGGAAACTCGTCCGATGGGGATGCCTCATCCATCTAAGGCTGATAACGACCGCAAGGGTGGAGCAGCCCTGATGGACAAGTTGCTCAAGGGTACGAAGTTTCACGGATTGGATGCCGAAGAGCAGGATCAAGTTGAGGATGTCTGGCTCATTTCTTCCGAGTGTAGTGAACTGCTGAAGACCATTCCGGTCCTCATGAGGAACCCAAAGGATCTAGACGACGTCTTCAAGTCGGATCTTGGCATCACACAGATGGAAGACGATTGTTATGATGCTTGCTTCGTGGCAGGAACTACCGTGATGACTGATCATGGTCAGGTTCCTATCGAACAAGTAGCATCGTCAATGAGAGTGATGACTCGTAAGGGATGGCGTAGAGTTCTTCATGCCTGGAAGACCAGAGAAGGAGCGAAGGTTGTAACAGCGGTGCTCAGTGATGGTAGAAGGATAACATGTACTCAGAATCACAGATTTGCAACTAACTTCGGGTTCTTCTCCCTGGATAGTATTAGATATGGGGAGAACCTAATTACATGGAACCAGAATTTGTCATCTTCAACGGAAAGAAATACAAACTCGACTATCCCGGTGGTTACTATACAGGACCTCAGTGGCACGCATTGCACCGTGATGTCTGGGAATTCTATAGAGGACCAATTCCTCCCAAATTTCATGTTCACCACAAAGACCACTCACCAAAGTGGACTGTTGATCCTGATGAACTCGATTGTTTATCCTGTAAAGATCATTGGCAAGCAGACAAGGAAGCTCATCTCAGAGGTTTGCCTGCATGGATTGAAGCAATGTTGGAAGGTGCTAGAAAGTGGCATGGTTCTCCAGATGGCAGGAACTGGCATTCCGAACATGCTCGAAACCAGTCCTTTGGAGTTCCAGTTAGAAGTACCAAATCATGCAAGCAGTGTCAGAAAGAATTTGCCGCTACAGGTATTCAACTCTTTTGCTCCAACAACTGCAAGTCCAAGTGGAGAAGGCAGCAACGGTTGGACGATGTTGAGAAATCTTGCATCGTATGTGGGAAGTTGTTTCGGAGTGACAAGTTCGATGATACCAAGCACTGTAGTAGACAATGCAGTGCAGTTAGTCGAATTGCAGGAGGCGGGGTTCGCGGACGTGTACGACCTGGAAATTGAGGATGAACACGAATTCTTCGTGAATGGAGTGCTCGTCCACAATTGCCGGTATGGGCTGAAGTCAATGCTCAATCCTCGTCGGAAGAGTGAGGACGAGAAGCTCAAGGAGAAGATAGATGCTGCTTCCCCACAGGAGAAAATGATCCTCACATATGTGGCTGCCAAGAAGAAGGAGAACCACAAGGCCAAGCGTCAAGTGATGCCTCCGTCTTGGAGAGGTAACACAAAGTAGAATCAGCGTATTATGAAAGGGGAGTTCACATGAGTTTTGCCGAATTTCTCAAAGCGATATCGGGATTCCTGTTTCCCTACAGACGTCACCTAGAAGAAGAGTGCACTCTGTTGAGGGCACAGGTGGCTCAGCAGCAACGTCGCTTGGACGTGATGCAAGACTATCTCATGGTGATCAGCAAGCCTATTCCCAAAACACCAGCTGCACCTCGTCCCGCTGTACCCGTGAAACCGATAGGTTGGGATGCGGCGAGGATAGCTTCTCGTAAGCTGAAAGATGAGGAGAAAACAGTCGATGCCTAGAGGAGTTCGAGACCAATATTTGGAATCCCACCAATAGATGACAAGGAGAAAGTTCATGTTCAACACCCGATACAAGAACCCGCTGCGTCCTGACAAGCCCGAAGCTCCCAAGCCCAGCAAGTCAATCAGTGATCTGCTTCCAAGGGGGGACGGTGGCACTGACGAGCCTGAACAGGGTTCAATCGAAGACAATCCCAAGGCGATGTCGCTTGTCGAGCAGCTCAAGCAAATGGGATTTACAGGGGAAGATGTCGAGCGTGCAATGTCCGAAGGCGAGCCAGAAGGCGGAGAAGGCTCGGGCCAGGATGCTGTAAAGGCCGCGACCATGGGACTTCCCGGTCAGTAGATCAAGGAGCAATTCAGATGGAGACCATCCAAACAGAACCTGTTGTCGAACACATTTCGTACGAGCTTGACGGAACGCCGCGAGTTCCATTTGATCCTATCCAGGATCGACTCAACCGTCTGGAAGAGAATCAGGAGCGGATTCTGCATGATGTCGCTCTCCTGATTGGACACACTACGTTGTTGAGGAACCAGGTGGCTTGCCTTGTGACCGACAATGCAACCTTGTTTGAGAACTTCAACAAAGTGGGACCTCATGTCCAGAAATTGGTTGAGAACGTGAACAACTTTGTGAACAGGTTTTCTGTGGTCGGTCCAGTACAATAACAGGAGTACATCATGGCCCAAGCTCGTAGAGACGATTCCGATGCTCCCAAGGATATGAATCCCGAGGAACAGAGGGATCTGGAAGTCGCTCAGGAATACAAGCCGGGTGAACTGGCTCCTGCGATTATAACACCATCGAAAGTCTGGCGTCCGGATGATCTAAAAGCCATCGATCCCACCTTGGTGGAGACTCTGAAATCCCTTATATCTACGTGTTCACAACAGGAAGAGCCTGCTCGTCGCTTCTCAGTTCTCAGTGTGTGGGAAGGACGAAGCTATGACAGGGGCCATCAGTATCTGGAAGAGGGACAAGGTGGTGGCTGGCAAGTCTATGGCACTCAGGTTGGAAGTGGACAGAACTCAAAGATCGCCAGTGATGATGCCAATCTCTACCCTACCAACATATACAGTTCACAGGGAGATATCATAACCTCCGCTCTCTGCCGTGGAGCGATCAAGCTGGCATTCTCACCCGGGAAGTCCAAGGATCCGATGGATGTCCAGACTTCGGATGAAGCAAACAAGTACAAATACATCTGGGGAGAAACAAACGATCAAAACGAACTTCAGAGATCCACAGTCGGTCTCGCTTGGACAGATCCTCGTGGAGTCATGTGGACTCGGTCTGTGGCGGACAAGGCTCGCTTTGGTGTGAACGACAAGGGAGATCCCAAGATTGTTGAGGTATCCAACATCTACGGAGTTCTAGAGTCCAAACTCCCGATGATGGTTGACCGTCTCGACCAGGCCTCCTACGCTCAGGTGTA